CCCCCGCCCCCGCCTTCCGCGTCGGTGACCTCGTGTGCTTTGGCCGTCCCAATGGGGAAAAGACTGAGGGCAAGGTCGTGAAAGTCAACGCCGCTTCGGTCAGCATTGAGCAGACCGAAGTGCGGGGGCAGACCCGCCTCCGCGAAGCGGGTGCGAAGTGGCGGGTTCACCCGTCCCTCGTGCGGCTCGTCAGCAACGCGGGCACCGCCCCGGTCGCCGCCCCCAAGGCGCGCAGCGAGAGCGAAATCATCGCCGCGTTGCAGCGGTTGGAGGGGGCATTGTCCCCCGAGAACCTCTACTGCGACGGGGAGCGTCCGGTCGCACAGGCCCGCCGCCTTGAGGCGCGGTTGCTGGGCGAGCGGCGTACCCTCATTGCGGAGTTGGGGCGCGAGCCGACCACCCGCGAACTGTGGGGCTGCTAAGTGACACTAAGCCCCGGCTCTTGGAGCCGGGGCTTCCCGCCGACCCCCCCCTACCTGTGGCCCACCCCCGTAAAGGGGGTAGAGTTTTGCATGTCCGACCGCTACATAAGTATCGCAGCCATGCTTGACGATCCCGACACCATGCTCTGCGTGCTGCGGGAAATGCGGCGTCGGTTTGGGGAGTGGCCCGCAGCCGCAATGCTGTACGCGGCTCCGTGGCGCGAGGTCACCCGCAGCCCACGGGGGGTCAAGACCACCCACCATGCCCTGTCTCGCTTGCCGGGGGTCAATACGGCTGCGGGCACGGGCCAAGTGCTTGCCCGTGTGGAGCAGGAGGACGAGGGCGGGTGGCTCTTGTTTACGAGCGAGGGCGACTTCGGCCCGTTCGACACCGCCGACGAAGCCAAGCGGGAGGCCGAGCGCATTCTCTTGGAGGGCGGCGAGGTCGCACACTTGCTCACGGACATGCCGTGGACACCCGAGGACGACATGGAGTGGCCCATGCCCGCCCCTCCTCGCGAAGACCCTTACAGGTAGAACTGAGCCGCAGCGTCCTCGCCCATGACGAACTGCGGGGAGCGCACGCCGAGCCTGTCCACGTCTACGGTGTAGGGGGTGCTGCCCGTAGCGGGGAACCTGCGGTCTACCTTGAGCGTAGAGGGCGAGACGCGGACGCTCGTGCCCGCTACCCCCGAAGAACCCACGGCCCCGCCTGTGCTGCCGAGCACCGTGTCCAAGCGGTACGTCCCCGCGTTGGCCCCGCCCGTAATGACCACTTGCTCGTTCTCTGCGGCAAGTCCCCAATTCTGTGCGAGGTCGGTGAGCGTGTCGGGGGCCGAAGCCGTGAGTGTGCCCGTCAGCCCCGTGGGCGTGGTCGTGTAAGCACGAGCCGTGGTGTCCGTCCCGCCAAGTAGCGCGACAAGAGCCGTGACCGTGTATTGCCCTGCGTTCGCCCCCGAGGGTACGCGAAGAACTGCGCCGGGGCGCACCGAGTAGAACGAGAGCGAAGGGTCACTTATCAAAGTACGGGTAGTGAGCACCGCGCCCGTGCCCGAGACTTCCTTGGCCCCCTCGCAGTACTTGCGAGCGTCGTCATAGTAGTAGGTGTCGAACGCGAAGGAAAGCCCGTCCTCGTCGTCGGCCACGGGGTTGAGAATTTCCGTGAACAGGTACGAGTAGGTGTAGAGGACGTGCGCGGGCTTGAGTGCCGCGAGCACCTTGCGGGCGTTCTGCTCCGTCGTGAACGGGTCAGCCGGGAACCCGCCACTTACCGTGGAGACGAAAATCTCCACTCCGAATTGGTCAAGCAGGGTGTTGCCCCCCGTGGGGTCACGCGGAGGAGTAGCAAGATAATCCTCGACCTACTGCAGCACGTGCTCG